CATATATGGTGGTTGCCGATGTAGCACGAGGAGATGGTAGTGATTATTCATCTTTTCATGTAATAGATATTGAAAATCTAACACAAGTTGCAGAATACAAAGGACATCAAACACCTAAGGACTTTGGAAACATGCTAGTAACTGTTGCAACAGAATACAACGAAGCTCTACTTGTAATAGAAAATGCTAGTGTAGGATTCGGATCAATACAGAGCGCAATAGACAGAGAATATAAAAACTTATATTATACATATAAACAGGATGGTGTGACAGATGCAACCACCCAAATTTCAAAAGGTTACGATTTAAAGGACAAAAGTCAAATGACTCCAGGTTTTACAACATCTAGTAAAACCAGACCACTTTTAATTTCAAAACTTGATATTTATTTTAGAGAGAAAACGTTTATCGTTAGATCTACTAGGCTTTTAGACGAGCTCGCAGTCTTTATTTGGAAAGGACACAGAGCAGAAGCCCAAAGAGGATATAACGATGACTTAGTAATGTCATTGGCAATAGGATTATGGGTAAGAGATACTGCCTTAAAGCTTAGAAATGATGGCATACAATTAAGTAAAAATGCAATTAACCATATTGTAAAAACAGACGGAATGTATACTCAGAATGATGTTCATAAGGATTGGAAGTTTCAAGATGGCTCAGACACTGGAGAAGATTTGACATGGTTAATAAAATAGGGAAATAAAATGGCAGACAAAACATTATTTGGAAGATTAAAAAAACTAATTGGTGCACAGGCAGTAGTTAGAAAAGTAGGAGACAAAAAATTAAAGGTAATTGACCCAGCTAGAGCTCAATCATCAGGAAATTTGGAGTCAAATGTACTAATAGATAGATATAACAGACTTCATTCTACCCCAGGCGGCTCATCAATATATGATCCTAGTCAAGGATTTAATCAGCTTAGACAAGAGTTGTTTAAAGACTATGAAGCTATGGATAATGACTCGATAATTTCAGCAGCACTAGATATTTATGCTGATGAATGTTCATTAAAAAATGAATTTGGAGACGTATTATCAATAAAAAGTGGTAAAAAAGAAATTGAAGAAATTTTACATAATTTATTTTATGATATATTAAATATTGAATTTAATTTATATCCATGGATTAGAATGATGGCAAAATACGGAGACTTTTATCTTCAATTACATATTGTTGAAAAATTAGGTGTTACTGGCTGTAATCCATTATCTCCTTATGCAATAACAAGACAAGAAGGAGTAGATCCAGCTAGACCGGAATCTGTAGAATTTTTATATGATGAAACATTTGGAGGAGTAACAGGAGCATATGGTAGAGCAACTAAGCACAACCAAAAAGTTTTTGAAAATTACGAAGTAGCTCATTTTAGATTATTACAAGATACTAACTTTTTACCATACGGAAAATCTATGATAGAACAACCTAGAAAAACTTGGAAACAGTTAACTCTAATGGAAGATGCTATGATGATTCATAGAATTATGAGAGCTCCACAAAAACGAGCATTTAAAATTGATATTGGAAATATTCCTCCTGCAGAAGTTGATACTTACATGCAAAAAGTAATCAATAAGATGAAAAAAGTACCATTCATGGATAAAAACACTGGTGATTATAATATGAAGTTTAATCTACAAAATATGATTGAAGACTTTTATTTACCAGTACGAGGAGGAAATTCAAATACGGCAATAGAAGATATTGGTGGACTTGAATGGACAGGTGTTGATGATATTGAATACTTAAGAAATAGAATGATGGCAGGATTAAGGGTACCAAAAGCATTCTTAGGATATGATGAAAACGTAGACGGAAAAGCTACATTAGCTGCAGAAGATGTTAGATTTGCAAGAACAATTGAAAGACTACAGCGAATATTTGTTTCAGAATTAACTAAAATAGCAATTGTTCATCTATATACTCAAGGATATAACAACGAAGATCTTGTAGATTTTAGTTTAACTTTAACCAATCCATCATCAATAGCAGAACAGGAAAAATTAGATGTCTTTGATAAAAAAGTAGCTTTAGCTGATTCTATTAAGTCAAATAAAATGCTTTCTGAAGATTGGATATATGAACATATTTGGAAAATGAGTGGTGATGAAATTGAACTTGAAAGAGAAAAAGTAGTAGAAGACACTATTCAAAAATATAGACAAGATATGATCGAACAAGAAGGTAAAGACCCTGCAAAAGAAGACGAAATATCTGAAAAAATTAAAGCAAAAAATAAAGCTACACTATCCGCATCAGGAGATACTAGAAAAACTAGAGGCGGTAAGTCAGATTCTGATGTTGGAAGACCTGAAGAAGATGTAGATTATGGCACACAAAGAGCTCCACGAGGTAGAGATCCATTAGGAAGTGAAACAAGATCTAGAGACATAAAAAATAGGGATAGAAGTATCAAGGTTAGTGCAAAAGAAGTATTAAATACTATGAATTTGGGTAAAAAAATCAACTTAAATGAGAAATCTATGTTAGATGAGGATAACTTATTGCAAGACGATGACACAAAGGCATAATCTTATATATTTATATAAGAGATAAAGAACAACGAAGAAGGGCAACTATGGCTAAACATTCGAAAGTAAAAAATACAGGAATTCTATTTGAATTATTGGTTAGACAAATAACAACCGATACTTTAAATGGAGTAGACAAGTCACCAGCAATTGGTATAATTAAGGAGTATTTTGGAAAATCTACATCACTTAAAAAGGAGTTATATCTTTACCAAACGTTAGTAAATGAAAAACAGGAAACTGAACATAGAGCTGAAAAGTTTGTAGACTTAGTCTTAAAAGAAAGAGCAAAAATAAGTTCTGCTAATCTAAGACGAGAAAAATATAACTTAATCAAAGAAATTAAAAATAGTTATAATATCGAAGAATTTTTTAAGGCAAAAATAAGTAAATATAAACAGAATGCTTCTATATATACTTTATTTGAATCTTCTATCTCAGATGGATTTACAAATCCTAAAATAAGTCTTCAATCTAGAGCAAATATTATAGAAAGTATTTGTAAAAATATAAATGATGTTTCTCATGTTGATAGAGTTGTTGAAGCATTTAGAGCAGAAGATAAAGATTTAAGACTATTAGCGTATAAAGTTTTAGTTGATAAGTTTAATAGTAAGTATAGTAAACTTAGTGAATCTCAAGCTTCAATACTTAGAGAATATATTAACAATATATCAAATACTGAAAGTCTTAGATCTAAATTACAACTGGTAGTTGCAGAACACCTTAAGTCTTTATCTGTAGAATTAAAACAGGTTAAAGATGATGTTGTAAGAATAAAATTAAAAGAAGTAGCAAAACAAATTAAGAACTCTATTGTCAATAAAAAACGTATTGACGAAAAGAAAATATTAAACGTGTTAAGATTGTCTGAATTAGTCGTTGAAGTTAAAAATGCAAGAAAAAAATAACATAAATAACGAAGATGAATTGGAAGAAATAAGTGTCTCAGCTAATGCGGGTAATTATGAAACTCCAAACGCATTCAGTAGTGGTTCAGCAAAAAGTGAAAAGAAAAGAAAGAAAAACGCGACAGTAAGTACAGGATATAAATTAGCTAAAAAGAAAAAGAAACCTGTATTTTATGGAGTAAAAGATAAACCAAATAAACCATTGGGAGAAAACATGAAACACGCAGAATTTATAGCAGAAATGTTCGGTCTAAATTACAAGGACTTTAAAGCTAATGATACAAAAAACCCAAAACAAAAGGTAAATGGTGCAATCAAAGAAATAAATAGAAAACTTTTCGAGATTAACAGAATAATAAATAGAGCAAGTAAACTTAAACAAGAAGCAGGAGTTGGTAGAGATTCTTATTGGAAATCAACAGGTCCTAGAATGACAAAAATAGCTGAACGATTAATTAAAGTATCGCAAAAGCTAAGAGAACTTGCATCTTAATGAAAAAGAAGAAACAAATAACAGAAGCACTAACTGCTGATGACGTAAAGGCAATTAGAAAAGCTATTCGTAAAGAAGTAGCTAAAATATTTTTTGATTTATATAGAAAAAAAGGCACTTGGACTGCCGTTTAATTTAAGGAGAGAAAACAATGGGATATCACGCATTTGACTGGAGAGCATGGAGCATCAAACCAGAAAACAAAAAACTAATTGCAGAAAACATGGCAAAAGCAGTTAATAGGTTTAAAAGAGAACAATGGCTTTGGGAAGCTAAGTATGAATACTTAACTATGGCTTATCACCCATCGCATAACACCGGAGATATGGCAAATGCTGGAGCTTCTGCTGGAACAACAACTCAAGATGAAATTGAAGTTGACTTATCTGCATTTGCAGTACCAAGATCAATAGCAACAATGGCAATCGGATTTTCAGCAGCAACTCAACGTTTTTTAAGCGAAGACGGTACATTAGTTTACGATGAAAGTCTTACTGGAAGAAACCAATTTAGACCAATATTTAAGATTTATTCATAAAACCTGTATATTTATATACAACTAGTATTGCTACTAAAATGAACTGTAGCACATTAACTGTTAGGCCTAGACATGGCCGCTAACAATTTAAGGAGAGAAGAAAATGTCAAAACAAGGATTAACAACATTAAAAGGATACTTCAACGCTGGAGACGTCCCAACAGAAGCAAATTTCGCAGACCTAGTTGACTCATGTCATAATGGTCAAGGTGGATTCCAAATAGTAACAGCTGATTCAGATTTATCTGCTGATACTGCAGGAGGAACAATAATTATTAACGGACCAGGAGTTGGAAATAACGAATTAACTGTTAAATTACCAGCTGCATCAACTGCAAACATTGGCTTAAGCTATAATGTATATCAAGCAGTTAACGCAGTAAATGTAAGAGTTGGACCAGATGGAGCAACAGGATCTACTTTAACAGGTAGTTTAACTATAGTTTCAGAAACGGTTGACCAAGTTTGTATGAGAGCAACTCCAGCATTAGCATCACACGTTTCTTTTTCAACAGCAGTTGGAACAGCAAATAGTAATGGTGGTTCTTCAGGATCTTTCGTAAGATTTGACTATTTAACAGCAACTTCAGTTCTGTTATCTGGTGTAGTACAGTCTAAAGGCGCAAGTCCAACTGTAGGTTCAGTAAACCAATTTGGTGCAAACCTTGATATAGCATAATACTTAGAAATAAGTTTATACTAATTAAGTAGTGATATGATGAATGGGTATATAGTCTTTATGGCTATATTCCCCTTTGTCAATTCATATAATAAACAATAAATAATGGAGTATTCATAAATGGGCTATAATAAACAATTACTGGTAGATTATACACTTTTTGACGTTTCGCCACAAATGATAGCAGAGGCGGAAAGTAAAAATAATGGAAGAGTTATTGTAAAAGGCGTATTACAACGAGCTGGTTCAAAAAACCAAAA